CGAGCAACTTGCAATCGAAGCCTACGCAGATGCTGTGGAAACAATTCCCATGATGTTGGCTGAAAATTCAGGTTTAGACCCAATAGACATAATGGTTTCGTTGAGAGCAGAGCATGAGCACAACCAAAGTGCCTACTACGGTGTTGACGTCTTTACTGGGAAAATCAAAAACATGCTTGACCTAAATGTTGTTGAGCCTTTGCGAGTTAAGCAGCAAGTCATCAAGTCAGCTACGGAAGCGGCGAACATGATTCTGAAGATCGACGACTTAATCGCGGCGAAAGGCATGGACAAAGAACCAAAGCCGCCAAAGACACCTGAACCAAGCTACGACTACTAGAACATACCATCCATTCTCGTTTTTTTGTAGAGAGGCGAATGTGAAATGTGGAATGAAGACGACGATTGGATGCCGAGTTGGTTCAGAAGAAGGCGTTATCCATTTTCGCCAAGTCTCTTTGACGAGGTCGAAGAGCAAATTAGAGAAATGTACGAGTACATGCAACGCGAGTTTCAAGAGCTTTCTAAAAGGGCGCCAAAGGACCTTTCGCGGACAAGAATGTTGCCCGACGGAACGAAAGTGCAAGAGTGGGGTCCCTTTGTGTATGGTTATAGTATGAAGATTGGTCCTGATGGGAAGCCTGAAATCCGAGAGTTCGGAAACATAAAGCGCCAACCTAAACTTGGCCGAGCAACCGTAGACGTCAAGAAGGAAAGAGAGCCTCTGGTTGACATTGCCTTGATGGATAGCGAAGTTAAGGTCGTTGTTGAGTTGCCTGGAGTTGACAAGAACGACATTAGACTTCACGGCACAGAAGACATGTTAACGATTTCCGTTGATGCAGCCGAACGCAGCTACTTCAAGGAAATTGAGTTGCCCCGAAAAGTAGACGTACGCAAAGCTCGCTCAACATACAAGAACGGTGTACTAGAAGTATCTTTGCCTACACGTGAAGGAGAACAGCCAGAAGGCGAACCCATACATATCGATTAGCGATGCCGCAAAATATTCTCTTTTTTTGTTTTTGTTTACCTTACTTATCAAACATTTTGGGTAACTTTTCAAGTAACAATTAGCGTTAAAGTCGAGGTGCAGTTTGTCCATTTTTTAGCTTGACCAGTTGCCGCAGATTTTCAGAGGAAAAAGCTGTACGAACGAGCTATGTCCTTACACATATTTAACTCAAATTCAGAGAGGCTTACGCCTATTCGTTCTGCCCATTCAAGGTCTGTCATCGCGTCTAAGAGTTTTTTATGTGCGTTTTTGCGTGAGCGGGTTACACTTGGTGGGTCGGTGTTAATTTTTCTGGCTATCCTATAATCGCTTAGACCTTGCTTTGAGAGTTGCAGGATTTTGCGTTCTCGTTCTGTAAGGTTCATTAAAGTTTATTTTCCAAAATTTTGCATTAATAGGTTATTATCGTAAATAGGCTAATAATCTATTTCTGTTTTCTGTTTGCAACGTATTCCTTGACTTAAAAATGTCGGAAACAAAAACAGTTAAGCAAGAACGCGATGAACTAAAACGCGCAAACGAGCACTTTTCAGCAGTTTTACCCTTCAGTGTCCTTGAGAAGATGACGGATAAGCCTCTGCGGATTAGAGGCGTAGCCATGACCGCGGGAATAAGCCGCAACTTTAACATTTACACTCCTGAAGAGCTTCAAGCCTTCGCTACTAAACTCGCAAATTCACCCGTCTACATAGAGCATGTCTCTGTAGAAAATGCTATTGGCAAGGTGACGAAAACTGAGTGGGATGGTCACGCTCTTTGGTATGAAGCTGAAATTTACGAGAGCGAAATGGCCGACAAAATACGGAAAGGCCTCGTGCAGCATGTCAGCGTAGGAGCAGATTATGAAGCCATCGATCTTGTGGACGGAAAGGTTCCGCATGGACTGCACAATGCAGAGTTAAGTCTTGTTGCCGTGCCAGGTATTCCAGAGACCAACATCAGCGTTCTGGAAGCGCTTTCACATGGGGCTGAGCGCAAGGTGGTGAAGGCTGGTTCCTGCGTTTTCTGCGGTAAACCCGCGAATTATCTCGTTTCTGCGTGCAAGTCATGTTTTGACAAGTTCCCGGCTAGTAGTCCTGCAAGCCAGGAAGCGCTGAGTGGGATTGAAAGCATGAAGGAAGAAGATTTGCAAAAACTTGTGTCCGAAGCTGTAGAAAAAGGAAATGCAGAGCTTAAGTCTACCCGTGAGAAGCTTATTGAGACTGAAGGCAAACTCGGCACAACAGAGAAAGGGCTAACCGAAGCTACCAGCAAACTAACTGAAACCGAGTATAAGCTTACCGAAGCTCATAAGACAATTGAGCAGCTGTCGAAGTCGCAGTCATCAAGTGGTCTTGTCAAGGACCAGCCTAAGACTATGCCAATAAGTGAGGCTGTTGCGGTTCTTGAGGGGCTTTTGCCGAGCCCAACCGTTGAACACAGCACGTTAGGTATGCAGAGGGAGTGCCAAGAAATCCGCGGAGCCATTTATAGACTAAAGGCGAGGTTGGCGTGAATTGGCTCAAGCGTTTGCGCTCACTTTTTGTGGGGAAAGTAAGCTGAGGATGAACTTGGTTGAAATCAAACTTTTGGAGAGTGACTATTAAATGGCGGATAAAACTGGCAAAGCGTGGATGGCGATAGGCGAGACAGACGACCCGAACGCTGTAATTGAATCTTTTGAGGCTGAAGCCGCAGTAACTAAAGGCGACCCAGTTTACCTGAGTTCAGATGACAAGGTTTCTCCTGCTGCGGCTGCTCAAGACTGCATAGGAGTAGCCGTCAAAGACGCAGCTTTAGGCGCACAATGCTCAGTGCTTACGAAGGGCAGAGTCAAAGTGAAAGCTGGTGCTGCGATTGCTCGGGGTAAAGCGGTTTACGGGGCTGATGCAAGCAAAAGGCTGTTGGTCTTGGCGGATCAGGCTGTGGATGAAGGCGGCTCTGCAACCTATACGGTTTATTATAATCGCAAGCTGGGCACGGCGTTAGAGTCTGCTTTGGCTGCTGACGACCTAATTTTCATCAACGTGGAGAAGTGACCGGCGTGAAACCGAAGCTTTTTGAAAGCCTGCAAGAGCAAAGCAGGCAATTCGTGGAGCAGCGGCAAGCGTATGAGCAGTTGAAGCAGAAGGTTGAGCATCCGTTTTTGAAGCGTTACGTGCAGGTGGGCGTCAAAGAGGGGCTTTTTAGTGACGTGGTTGGCGCCTTGGGGCGAATGCATGATACGCTTGTGCAGAGTGCTTGGCCTGAGCTGATTGGCAGAAACATCATCACAGTGCGACCAACAACCGAGACAATGGAACGTTTTCCGCTGGATGTTGGAGCAGTAGCTTACAAGTATGCTGAAGGCGCAGTTACGCGATTAAGCGGCAAGAAGGCATCAACCGTCGACATCTACACTGACCAGCTTGCTCAATCAGCGGACGAGTGGACCCGCGAATATCTTGAGGACTGCACTTGGAATGTGATGGATAACGCTATCGAAAAAATCGGCTTAGCATTGGGGCAGAACGAAACGGAGAAAATTCTTGCCCTTTACGCTGGAATCGCTGCTGGAGATTTAGCTACGGGCGCAGAGTTAGCTGGAGGCGGCGCAGTTCTAAGCTGGTCAGGACTGCTTAAACTGCACCATGCGGTTCGAGGCGAAAACTGGCGCCCAAACATCTTAGCCGTCAACGAAATGCAGCTGCACCAGTTGCTAAACGATGACAAGTTCGTGCATGCACAGTACTTGCCTTCAGGTCAAACGGATTTAGAGCAAGGCGCAGTCACAAGCGTCCTTGGCATGAAGGTTCAGGCGAGCACGCTGGTTCCTAACGGCACTGCTTACGCAATTGACACTCGTGTGGCTTCTGTAATGCTGTTGCGCCGAGATGTGACGACTGAAGATTGGGAAGACGTGAAAAGCGGCAAATACGGTGTCAGAGCTACTACTCGCTTTGGCATAGGCGTCCTGCGTTCAAATGCCGTAGCCAGAATGACCAACATCAAAACAACGCTCACTTAGGCGCTTGCTATCACAAGCAACTCTCCCCTTCTTTTTTGATGTAAAAGCCCATTGAGGTTGAAACCGTCGTGAGTAACGTCGTCAAGAAAATCCGCGAAGTCCTGTCTCATGCGCCTGCTTCAGGCGTCGCGTCTCCCAACGGGCGGGTATTTTTCGATACTACGTGCATTCCCTTGGCTGATGTTATGAAGCTTTACGAGCGTGACCCCACGTGCAAGTCAAGTGTTGACTTGTTGGCAGCTTCCACGGTGGGCATGGGCTTCTACACAGCAGCTGATGAGAAATACGATAAAGCTGCTGAGGCTAAGGCTGCCGTAGATAAGTTCTGTGAAGACGTAAACTTGGATGGGCTTTTGAATGACATGGCTAAGCCTCTGATTAGCTGCGGAAACGATTTTTGGCTAAAACTCACACCCGAACAGTTAACAGATACTCTCCGCACGCCAATTGACGCCGTTCAACGCATAGGTCTTAGCTCTGTTACAGATTTGAAAATTCCTTACAAGGTTACGGGTTACCAGCTCAAGAGTACCTACAGGGGCAGTGCAGGGAATGAGCTTAAGCCTGAGGCTGTGATTCACTGGCGCCTCAGCGGCGATGTGCCGTCTGGTTTCGGTGTTGGATTGCTGCAGGTGCTTTTGCACACGTTGACAGTTGACACTGATAAGCGTCCGAGTTACGCTTGGATGAAAGCGAAGATAGAGAAGATTTTGCCTAACATCTTTGCGAAGTACGCTGGACCTGATGTTGTGGTTCAGCTGGAAGGCCAGAAAGAGGACACCATTAAGAAGTATGAGAGTGCGATTAAGAATCGACCTGAGGAAGGTCAGTGGCTTTTCAGTGGCGCCAAATCTGTCGGCGTCTATCCAGTAACCATTGATCCGAGAGCACGCTTCGAGTACTACATTGACCACATGGTTAACCAGTTTTATCTTGGTTGTGAGACGCCTTTACCACGACTATTCAGTACATCAGGCTTCACTGAAGCAAGCGCAAGGGCAGCCGTGGATTTGCAGGACATGCTCATTAAACCAGTTCAGCGGTACATCAAGCGTCAAGTGGAAAGGGAGATTTTCGCGGTTGTTGTTGCTCAAGCCGGGTTTGACTCGGCTAAGGCGAAGGTTCGTTTGAATTTTGGCAGTCCCGAAACTCCAGAGTTGGTACCTGCAGACCTCATTAAAGCGGCTGAGCTGGGGCTGGTCAGGTCGGAAGAGTTTCGCAAGAACGCAGTCAAATTCGGTTGGGAACTGTGGGAAGACTCTCCAGAGCAGCCTAAGGATGTACGTGGTAATGGAGGTGCAGAGGCTTGACATATTGCCAAGTGAGCGATGTTAAGCCAGTTCTCCAAATTGACGCTGCAGACACTTCGCATGATTCAGAGCTTACGGTTTGCGTTACAAGCGCCACCGCCCTAGTCGATGGGCTCCTGCAGGCGAAGGATTTGATTGTTCCTGCTGTTGTGCCGTCGCTTGTTGTTGACGCAGCGAAGTACTTTGCTGCTTGGGACTTCAGGCGAAGACGTGACCCTGTTGGCGCCGAAGCATTCTGGGCTGAGGCTAACAGGATTCTTGATGTTTACGTCGATGCTGAAAGAGAATCGTACGTGGGGAGTGTCTAGATGGTTTCTGAGACGGAACGAAAAGTACTCATTAACGCTGGTGAATTGCTGAGTCGTTTTTCTGAGCGCATAAGCAAGCTACCAGAACACCTTCAATCCATCTTTTTTGAGGATTTGGAAACAGCCATTGAAAACCGATTGAAAGTTCTGGAGGCTGCAAGATGAGTTTCTCAGTTGAGGTTTCTACTCGGGGTCTCGAATTCGACGACGTCGTGCAGAAGCTTAGTGGTCCTTTGAGGCAGAAGTTGATTGAGCGGTTGGCTGATGTTGCTTGGGCTCATGCGTTCTGGAATGCTCCTAGAAGAACGGGCAAACTAGCAAGCACCATCGTTAAGGAAGTTAGCGATGGCGAAGCGTCAATCAACGTTCTGGCGCCCTATGCTATGTACGTGGTAAAAGGCACAAGGCCACACATTATTCGTCCAGTTAACGCTTCTGTTCTGGCTTTTCAAGGTGCAAGTGGCAAGATGGTTTTCACTCGTTTGGTGCATCATCCTGGTACTAAGCCTAATCCTTGGATGCAGCAAGCTGCCGAGTATGGTCGTAGTAAGGCAGAAGAGACGTTTGCCGAGTTATGGCTGGAGCTGATAGACTAATGGGATTCTATACTACGTACAAGGCAGTATTCGACGCGGTTAAAGCTCAAATCGAGACGAAAAGCGCCATTAAAACCGTGGTTTTGGGCGAGCAGTTCACGCTTGGCAACTTGCCCAAGGCAATTATTAACGCTGAGCCTTCTCCGATTTCGCAGGCCACATTGGGTTCGCTGCTGCAGGTTAAAGTCAACTTCAGCGTTGTTTTGACGATTTTAGAGTATGAACCGAAAGACTGGTTCAAGGACATTGTTAGCGTCATGGCAGACGTCATAGACGCTGTTCTATCTGACAGGAGCTTAGGCGGCAAAGCCAAAAATTGCGTTCCCACGGGTTTTGCGCCTGGCGAAATCAAGTTTCAAGATAAGCTGTTCTACGGCGGAGTTGTCAGGTTTGAGGCTCTGCTACTGTATCAGCCCTCATAGCTAACGGAGGTGAAAACGAAAGATGGTGAGTTTAACACGCAGGCTCGCAGCAGCGGTCTTTGCTGGGTTAGCATTGGCAGCCGTGCTGTACCTTGCGGCTTCGGCTACGGTTGCGGCGGTGCCTTCGCTTCCAGCGGTGACGCCTCCGGCATGTGCAGCCATCGGGTTCACATGCGCTGTAGGCGCAACCTTGGCGGATGATCTGAAGGAAGAGGAAGAAGCCGAAACGAAACCCAAAACGTAGTTTCCCTGATGAGTCCCGCTGGAAGGGACGAAACGCGGTTTTCCGCGTCGGAAAAACTTGAGGTGAAAAATGAAAAATGAGTACGCCACCATTAGGACGCGAAGCAGTCGTCATGCTTGACTCAACTGAAGTCGGCTACGCCGAGAACGTGAAGGAAAGCATAGACGCCTCGCTCATAAAGAAGTACAAGTTGGGCAGCGACAAGCCAGCCGTGTTGAAAAGCGGAAACAAAACTTTCCAAATAGAATTCGGAGCAATGTACCTTGACAAAACCTACGCAGAAAAAGTGCTCAACGGCGCTGCGGTGACAGTGGAGGTAAGACCAAACGGGACAGGAACAGGCAAAGAGAAACACACGTACACAGGCGTTGTCTTGAACAAGTGGGGATTCGAAGCTACACAAGACGGCGTTGCAGGCGAAAACGTGAGCGGCGAAGGCGCAGACGTGGCTTTTGGAACACAGACATAGGCTTGGTGAAGCAGTGTGAGCAAGGTTGACGAGTACAGAAAGAAGCTTAGAGCGCATGGCAAGGCGAAGCAGGAGAAAGCTAAGGTCTTTGATGTTCGAGCGCTTGCGGCAAATACGCGGCAGATTTACAGCCTCGAAGACGAAAACCTCGGACTAATCCGTTACGGGCTACTGTCAGCGAAAGAAGTCAAGGAGCTGGATTTGAAGAAGGTCGCGGATGACGAAGAGAAAGCCAACATCGTCGTATGGGCAATGCTACGCAAGGCTGACCCCGAACTGTCGTATGACGACTTTGAAGCGTTACCTTTTGACAAGAAAGCTTTGTTGCTGGAGAGGATGAGCAAGGTTTTCGCGAGTTTTTTGCAGCGCCAACAGCCGACTGGATCAGCGCCAACACCGAAGCCCAGTTGATTGGCTTCATCGCGCATGAGTACGGCTACACGCTAGGCGAGATTGCGGAGTTAACTCCCTTCCAGCGCATTTACCTTGCAAGCTGGCTTGAATGGCGCAGCAGAATTAGCCGGAGATAGAAAAAGTGAGCAGTGAAATCAACATCACTTTGAAGGCGAATGATGAGGCAAGCAGTGTCATAGCGGACGCTGGAAAAAACATCACTGCGAGCATGGGCAAGGTCGAAGAATCAGGCAAGCGTGTTGGGGAAACGCAGAAGCAAACTAACGCAAGCGCAAAAAATCTTGTAATGGGCTTCAGCGGCTTAGCCACAAGCGCGTTCAATCTGTATAGTGCTTATGACAAGGTTGCGGACATGCAACTAAGTGTTGACAGCGCTAACTTGCAGGTTAAGCAGAGTGCAAATAGTGTGGAAGATGCTCAGCGGAAACTGAATGCTGCCATAGAAAAATACGGAGCTGACAGTGAGGAGGCGAAGGCGGCCGCTGACGATTTGAGCTTAGCTCAGGAGCGGTATCAGGTTTCGGTTGACCGCGCACAGAACGTTCAGGATAACATGAATGAAGCCATGATTTCTTCAGCGCTAACTGTCATTCCCACGGTTATCACGGCGATAGGCAGCTTAAGCGCGATAAAGGCTTCGTGGACAGTCGTAACGGGTGGAGTGACGGCAGCGCAAACCGCTTTGGGTGCGGCGCTTGATTTTCTTGCAGCAAATCCCATTGTTCTTGTGGTCACAGCAATCGGCTTGATAGTTGCTGCTTTAGTTGCAGCGTACAATGCTTGTCCGCCTTTTCGTGACGCTGTGAACGCTATTGGGAAGGCGCTTGGCGATTTCTTTGGTCCTATTCTTGATGCAGTAACTAAGGCGTTGACATGGCTTTGGGAAAACGTTCTCGTTCCCCTGGGCAACTTCATAGTTGACTATTTTGTCGGCGTCTGGCAGGGCTTATGCGCTGTTTGGGATGCGTTGAACGTTGCTGTGAGCGCTGTTTATGATGGGTTAAAGTGGATTTGGGACAACATTTTCGTTCCGATAGGCAATTTCCTCGCAGGCTACTTCATGGGTGTTCTGCAGGGGCTTGTTGGGGTTTGGAACACTCTTGCGGCTGCAGTTAATGCCGTTTACGAAGGCTTGAAGTGGCTCTGGGATAACGTGCTTGTTCCTCTTGGCAACTTTGTCGGTGGCGCTTTGCTTGGTGCATGGAACGCTTTTGCAAACGGGTTGTCTTGGGCTTACAACAACCTAATTAAGCCCGTGTTTGACGCGCTGAATTGGGTTTACATCAACGTCTTGAAGCCGATTGCTGATTTCTTGGGCACTATTTGGAATGGACTCAGCAGCATAGGTAGCTCAATAAGTGGTTTCTTTGGAGGCGTTGGCAAGACGTTAGGTTTTGCTGAAGGCGGCATAGTCACGGGACCTACTCTTGCGGTTATTGGAGAAGCTGGTCCTGAAGCTGTTGTGCCCTTGCGCGAGTTCGGTTCACTAGGAAGCTTCGGCGGCGTTACTGTGAACGTTAACGCGCCCTTGATGACAATTGAGGGCTCTGCGGATAGAGCGACTGTGGAGGCGGCAGCGCAGCGCGTGTTGCAGCAGCTTAAAACAGTGCTTGTTGAGGC